GCTTTCTTCGCCTGTTAAAAGCCCGCTCTGGTCCGTGAGCAAAACCATATCGAGCAATTCTTCAATGCATGGCCCTATAACGTCTCGGTCGATATTACCGGCAACAGTCTGAATGATCTTACCGGCGTTACTCATAAGCATAGAAAGGCCGGAAGCCGTCCTACCGGCACCGCCGGCGCTCTGGCCGGAAAGATATCTCGGAATGCCGGAAAGATCGTCAGCAATGCCCCAAAGAAACTGATAAACTTGAAGCATTTCACCGGCATTGCTGGTAGGCTGGAAAAAACTCACAGGCTCCTGTGTATTATTCCCAAGAGGATCACTGGTAACATGCCAACGCTTCCACGGATAAAGGCTCTCGCCATCCTCACTGGAATGGAGCCTATCGTGATTGACTATTACCTGCGGACCTGACGAAATTGAGAGGTTATTCACCAGCGCCCTTAGCGTAGCATTCCCAACATCCTGAATATCCGAAAGAATATCCGGCAATGCGTTACCTACGGGAGTGCCCGGAACCTTCTCAAAACTCGTTATGTAATATGGAGACCTCTGCCTGGGTGACGGCGACAACTGAATTTTAATAATATGGGTTCCGATAAGCCACGCCTGAATTTTATAATCTCGGATCGGGTCTTTAATAACATTTTCATCCATCCCGTAATCCAAGAGCATTTTCCCCTGAACGCAACCGTTAAACTCCAAGCAGTTAATCATCCCCGACCTGTTAAGCCAAGGATTTTCACGGCTCTCCTGAACGGCGCGCTCGGCGTCCGTCATATCCCACTGGTCATTAATGCCGCCAGCGCCGTACTCATCCAGAACGGCTCTTACTTCGTCAGTATTATAACCCGGCAGGTCGAGAAGATCGTTTAGCTCGCTACGAGTCAAACGCGATCTCTCAATAAAATTACAATTTTCCGTAGAACTGGCTCCCGGCGTCCACCAAATATCGAAAGGGGAAATCCTCTGCCAGCACAGTTTAGGAACCATCTGCACGGATGGTTGCGAGCCTTGCCACTTTATCTTAGGCAACACCCTAACTATGGGACCCTTCAAAACGGCAAACGGGAACAAGGGCAAATCAACTATAAACTCGGCAAGAGCGGTATAAAACCCACCCTCCATCAGAATTTCGTTGATCTTTTCCTCAGCGATTTGCGTCTGGTCGCGTGCTTTTTTCTTGGCAGCTTGACGGGCTTGCTCCATTAATCCCTGCACGCGTTGCTGTATCATATCCGGCGAAAACTGCACCCCTTGTTGCGTCATCGCGATAATTTCGTGCTGGATTAACTGAGAAATCGCTTGCTGAATATTATCCGGCAGGGGAGGATCATCCGGGGGGACCAAACCCCAGGGTTTGTCGGCGGACAGATATACATCCCGTAAAAGCGAAGATGCTCCACGGCATTTCATGGCGACAAGTTTGGCATAAACCTCACTACCGCCAAACTGTTTAATATCAGCCAGTTTAACCGGATCATAGACGCCATTAAATGCTCTAAGAGCGGAAAGTAACCTCTCGCTCCAACCGGCGTTGGCTGTATTACGATGAAGCTTGAATAACTCAAACTGCCCACGGATGTATCCGACAAGACCGGTATAATCCGACGGCGTTGTAATCGCAGCTTTATTGGCAGCCGCCTGGGATTCAGTCTGGTACTGATCGTATTCGTCTAACGCTTGAGGACTTACTATGCGTAGTAACCCACGACCAATAGCCGGAGCGTCCGCCATGTTACTTATCTTATTCTTGGCAATCTCATTGCAAATTCTAAATGTGCTTTAGAGACTTAAAAACAATGCCGACACCAGCTAAGCCTAAATTTACTGACTCGACATTAATAGCTCTCGCCAGAGAGTTTGTAATGGATGTGCACGACCCTGAAACAATCCTAAAATTATACGACATCACGCCAAAAGACTGGGAATCAATACAACAAAATAAAACATTCCAAAATTACGTCAGATCATTCAAAGACGAATGGAACTCGGCACTTAATACCGAACAACGAGTAAAAATAAAATCGGCAGTGCTGATCGAGCAATGGCTGTCCGAAGCTTACAGGCTTATGTGGCTCAAGAACGAAAGCCTGAACTCAAGAACCGAACTCGCTAAACTTGTAGCCAAACTAGCCGGAGGAGGGTTTACCAACGCCCCAGTAGAAGGGAATACTGAAGCCGTAAAAATCACCATAAACCTCGGCAATGAGAGTCCTATTCAAATCGAAAAGGACGTTTCCGCTACTTCTAAAGTAATCGAACACGACAAAAAATGATCGACATCCAGTACTCTGCCCCGCCGACACTCGCCAGATTCATGCGCAGCAACAGTTTCGGCAGGATGGTATGTGGCCCGGTCGGAAGCGGAAAAACCACCGCCGTTCTGTTCGAACTATTCAGGCGAGCTTGCGAACAGAGAAAATCCCACGACGGTTTCAGATACACCCGTTACGCGGTCCTTCGTCAAACCCTTAAACAACTTAAAGATACCGTCCTTAAAGACGTCACCTCATGGCTCCGAGGCATCTGCGAATATCGAGTCTCGGAAAGCACCGTATACATCGAATTTGGCGACGTAAAATCCGAGTGGCTGTTTCTCCCTCTAGAAAACCCCGAAGACCGGGCAAGACTACTCTCAATGCAGCTTACCGGTGCATGGCTTTCGGAAGCCATAGAAATGGATGTTGGAGTAGTCCCTGATGTATCCGGCAGGTGTGGAAGATACCCCGGAGCTAATTTAGGCGGAGCCTCGTGGTCCGGCATCGTAGCAGATACCAACGCTCCACCTGAAGGCTCTGAATGGTTCAATTTTATGACCGAACCGCCGCCAGACTGGGAAATATACTTTCAACCCAGCGGCTTAAGCCCGGAAGCAGAAAATCTTGAATGGCTTAATCAGACGCCCGAAACGCTGAAACTGCCCGCCAATCACCCGCAACGGAAAGCCCAGGGCAGAAAATACTACGAACGGCTATCCAGAAATCAAAACCTTGACTGGGTTAAACGGTATGTACACGGCCAATTCGGAGACGACCCTAGCGGCTCGGCGGTATTTAAAGATAGTTTTAAGAGGTCATTCCATGTTGTCGAAAATCTGGAACCTGTTCACGGGTATCCTATTATTGTCGGCCAAGATTTCGGTAGAGACCCGTGGTCTATTATCTGCCAGCCCGATCACAAAGGGCGCCTGCTTGTACTAGAGGAAGTACCGGCAAGTGACATCGGTCTTGAACTTCACGTCACAAAAAATCTACGGCCTGCATTGTTCAAGGAAAAATTCATCGGCAGGCCAACATGCATCATCGGAGACCCGGCAGGGGCATCCAGGTCAAGCATAAGCGAAGAAACTAGTTTCGACTGCCTAAAAAGGTTAGGTTTCGTAGCTATGCCCGCCCCAACCAACAACCTAGACACCCGCATCAGGGCCGTGGAAGCATTATTACTCAGTCAACGCGACGGGGGACCAAGCCTTGTAATCAACGGAAGTCGCTGCCCGAAAGTAATACGCGCTTTGGACGGAGGCTACCGCTACGGGAAAACGCCTCAAGGAATCAGGAAGCCCAAGCCTGAAAAAAATGAATACAGCCATTGCATGGATGCGCTGCAATACGCGTGCCTTGTTGTCCACGGCGGCATAACCGGCTTGATTACATCACGCCTAACAAGGTCAAAAACCAAGAGACCACCGCCAAAACCACAATCATGGACATAAAAGCAAAAGACCCGACAAAAAGCACATGTAGAATTTCCTTAATGTTACCCATATTTTTCTCCATTACGCGGCATTCTTCTTTTCTTCTTGCTTCGTCGCAGAGATAGCACCGGCAGGGGGCGTCGGCGTTACTTCCGGAGTAATCGAGCTTAAAATCTTCAAACCTCTTACCCATTGGCACTGTAAATTTTTTAGCGCTTCATCGGTTGGGTTTCTACACAATTCATATAATATTTCTTGAATATTATCGGCGACTTGCTTCAATTCATCTCTAATTTCGGGCTTTACTTCCTTCTTAGCCGCTTCACGCAATGCCAACAGAAAATTCATGTCGCACCTTCATGTTTTATTAAACGTAGGTAATTCCTCTTGTGTACGCCTGAGAAGCAAAGTAATACCGGCCATCAAATGAAACATCGCATTACCTAATACCGAATAGCAACTAAACACATCTTGAGAAGGAGTAATAGCAACTACACCGGCAGAAGTGATTTTACCTTGTTTTGCTTCCTCAAGCAATTCCTTCAAAACCTCTACAAGCTCGTCGTTAACTTCGAGCTTAATCTTAGGAAAATCTATTACTTTAGGGCCGATATTTTTCTTGCCCGTTACTTTGTCGCCCATTTTTATCCCCTGTCACTTTTCAGCCAAGAAATAACGATTGACGGCACGGAACCCGGCCAAAGCAACGGCAGCGTGCGGCCTCATAGTTTCCCATCTTCTAGCGCAAATACTAGAATTTTTAATAATTTCATTGAGTTCAAACGGAAGCAATATACTAGACAGTTCTACCGTCAAAGTGTCTTCAGGGTCTAAACCCATTTCTTCGCACATAAGCCGAGCTACACGCTCGACTTCTTTCTGAAACTCCACTCTAAATTTTAGTGATTGCTGACTTACAGCCGGCAAGGGCGCGCTCCAATCAAGAGCGCGCTGCAATAGACTCAATCCAAGCGGCGATATCCGCAACACGATAGAACACCCTCTTGCCGATAATCAGGTGCTTCGGACCTTTATTGGCTTTACGCCACGACGACAAAGTTGCCAAAGAAAACCCCAAAATACGAGCGAGGGTTTTCTCGGGCAGCAATCCGAACATGGAACAACTCGGCAATTCCAAAATGTTGGAATTATCAGAGTCGATTTGTTCTTCAGCATCCAAATCTTCGATGATAACCTCCTCATGAGTGGGGTTACTAGCCAAAGTAAGCGGCAAATCACTATGATGGTCCGGTTCTGCATCCGGCACGGGCTGCTTTGAACTATCCGTCAGACCAAGCGCTTTGTTAATTTCATCGGCAGTAGGCATCGGAGCATCTGCGCGAGCAGGAAACGTAACGAATGGGGCAGACATAAGATTTCCTCGTTTTGGGGTTTACGCCCAAGCTCAATCAATAATAGCCAGTAACAATAAAAATACTACTACGGCTATCAAGATCATCGCTACGACATCGGGCATATGGGTTTATCAGGCTACTTGTTTTTGTCGTGCACATGGGAAATGCTGGCTTTTAAATCATGTTCCGCATTTCCCGTATTGATGATAAGTGGGGCGGCTCCGACGCCAGGAGCAAACGCCTTAGCCGCCCCACTCTCCGTTCCGGGCACGTTGCCTATATTTTGCCCTAGGCTAGGCTGTGGTTGCCGGGGTTCCACCACTGGCCCGGTTGCGGATAGCAAATGTGTACCACTCGCAGAAGACCCAGTATCTGACAAAGGGGACTCCTCATCACTGGTCATAGCAACAATCGCTTCATCAAGCTGAGCGCTTGCTGCGTTTACTTCGGCAGTAATGGACTCCACTTGAGCGATTTTATCTACCAGTACTCCAGCTCCCGAATTAAGTGCTTCACTCGCGATTTTCGCGCGGTTCATAGCGGCAGTGGCGTTCTTTACAATGCCAGTGAGCTTAGAAATGTGGTCTGTTTTTCCCGGCATAGGTTTTTCTTTTTTGTATCCGGCAGCGTGGGCCAGAACCAATTCCTCGAACCACCATGTCATACGTGCGATGGTTAAATAGGACCAAAGCTAATTATTAGTGGTGAGTCAGGTTGACGCATATATTACCTGCAAGGAACCGGTCCATACGGACTTCTACAAAACCTAGAAGGTGGAGGGGGAAGGGGAGCCTGCGGCCGGCCTCCATATTCCAGGAATCCGCGCATGTAATCGTCACGGGGTTGGAGTACTCGGGGATTAATAAGCCAAGGCTCGAAACCAGGTTCACGATATACACCTGGATATCCTCCCGGAGGAGGCGGCGGACCGCATGGATATTGAGCGTATGGGCCACACTGAGAGTAAGCAACGGCAGGGATGGCCAAAAAGGCCACGACAAGTAAAGCTTTCATTTTAATTGATCCTGTGGTGGTAAAGCTTAGGTAATAAGACGTTATTTATTTAGTATGCGACAAAACGCGCATTACTTTTGAAGTAATCTATATTTTCGAACCACCCGGAACAGGCCGCCCCGCCCGCCCCCGGCGGGCAGGCGCCGGCGA